CTTTTAAATTTTCTTTTGATGCAATTAAATTTCTTAAATATAAAATTTCTTTTTGATCAGCTACAAACTTATCATACCATGGTACTTTGTGATCCCAGTTACCTGCAGGTATATATTCTTTTACAGAAGCTATTTCTTTATCATCTAAAGATCCTTCTTTAATCCATTTAGTATAAGCCTGAGCTGCCTCATACATACCTACCTTAAAACTTTTACCTTTGTTACTTTGATAATAAAAATTTTTACTTTTTAAATCTTTCATAATATCCAATAAATTACTTTTAGTTCTTGTAAGAATTAACCATCTGCCCTGTGTTAGATCAACCTGATTAAGATCAGATATATGATGCGACTCGCCTTCATAATCTCGTGCTAAATAATTTTTATGTTTCCTGATGCCTGATATACGGCTCACTGGTATAGCAGATTGTTCTTGAACAGCTTTAGAAATACGTCTTGATTTTCTTAACACTCTCTCCTTACCAGGTTCTTTTATAAATCTATTAACATCAGCTCCAGCCCAGGCATATATAGCTTGGTCATCATCTCCAGCTAAATAGATTTGATCACAATGTTCTTTTAATTTGTCGTAAAGTTTCCATTGTAATGGAGATAGATCTTGTGCTTCATCAATAA